TAACATATTCATCTTCCATAAAGGATAAAGAACAGTCTTTAATAGATGTTTAATTCTTTAAATTGAATTAGAAATAATGAGATGTTTATTGATGTACAATAAACAATTCAACAGTTGTAGCCTTTCAAATTGCTGTGTATCCCTAAAATATATTGATTTATTGAACGATTCATGCTCCTTTTTATTCAATAAAACGAGTAAATACAAAGATTTTATTATAGGCGAACTACATTGTTATACAAAAGAAAAATCCAATTTCAAAATTGACGCACCTAAAGACTACAATTAATATAAAATACTTATGGATCTTATATTGTGTTTAAATCATGTTTGACAATCGGATTAGTTCTGAAACACGAGCACGAAGACGAATTATTCATTTCGTTATTGAAATCTTCATCCAATTTCAAATAATTGGATTTAAATGAAACAATCAACTCAATTTGTTCATGCAATTTATCCTCCGACTCGTTTTTCTGTACCATCTTTATATATTTGGCGCACTCAATACTTTCTTTATTTTGTAATCTCTTCACCTCTGAAAAAACGTTTGTTGTGTAAATGGTAGGGTATTTCCGACGAACTTCTTCAGGCAAAACAAACTGGTTTGCATCTTTGATCTCTTTCACCTTTGTTTCGATTTCTGTCATGATTTTGTAAAAACGCTGCGATTCCTCATCCGTTTCAAAAAATAAAAATTTTCCAGCATGAAATTCGCACAGACTTTGCAATTTATCGTACTGATAAGCAGACGATTTATGCGCCTCCGCTTTTGCATCCAATTTCAGGTACGATATGACTGCCAATACACAAGAATTGAATGCTGTTAAACTGGATAAAATGATCGTTCCCGTAGTACCCGTTAAGACGGTTGAAAGAACCGTACAGGCCGCAGAATTTACAATAGCTGGTAACATTAAACAATTCAATCTATACTCGTGATGTTCCTTCGCCTCAATATGAATCATTTTTTGTCCTTTCATGTACACAGCCAGAATATTAAGAGCAGTTGCGTAATGAATAGAAGAAGCACAAAACATTCTGCGATAAAGAACAGAAAGAATATCATTGTCACGATCTTTTTGAGCCTGTGTTTTAATTCGGTTTGCCTCTGTAATTTCAACTTCATTCTCAGCTTCCCTTCTCGCAATATCAATTCGGACATCATCTTTTTTCTTTTTTTCGGTCTCTTTTTTATCCGAAAAATCTTTTTTTTCATCTTTATCTGATTCTGGATCCTTATCTGATTCTTTTTCACGATCCCGTTCCTTTTCTTTTTCAATATCAGTTAATGCAACAGATGAAGCCGAAATTCTTCTTATTCGTTCGTGTGTACCATTTGGGGCGATTGAACTGCGCGGTTTAAATTTCGGTATATCGTCATCCATAGAAATTTATTAAAGAATAAATTTACTTTTTTTTGAATGTCTGCAAAAGATACATGATATCAAAGTCAGTCATTTTGGACAAATCAATTAATGACAACAAATAATCATAATCACTTATTCTCCTTTTCTTTCTATCCATTTTCAATCTTTTCATATAAACCTTCTGATTGTAAACATTCGACACACTAAACCCATTCCTCAAGTACAGTTTAAACGCATTATGAAAATACGGATTCTTTAAATCCACAAATAAATCCAAATCGACTTTTTTGTAAGACCAATTCACTATAGCAGATATCAACTGCTGACCCACATCTCTCTCGTCCAAATCCGTACATACATTCCATATCGTATACCTCCCAACGTGCTCTTCCAATGTCGCAAATCCCAGCATCTTTTTTTTATCGGACGAGTACTGAAATACCCACGTCATACCTGTATTCAAATTTAGACTAGATCCAAAACATCTGGTATACATCATTTCAATCTTTTTTTGAAATTTTTTATACATTGGATGATTAAAAATATCTTTGAAAAAATCAAATTCCATTTATTACTTAAAAAATTAAAATACAATTAAAATGAAATTCATCTTGGAATACGTATGGCTTGATGGTCACTCAAAATTACGTTCAAAATACAAAACGGTAGAGTTTCACAAGATCGTTCTCGCAGATCTACCTACTTGGAATTACGACGGGTCATCCACTCACCAAGCATCTACACACGACAGCGAAATTTCACTTTTACCAGTTGCCTACTACAACAATCCATTCCTGAAAAACTCATTTTTGGTACTCTGTGAAACCTACAAAGACGATAAACCTACCGCCACCAACCATAGACATCTCGCATACCAATATTTCTTGCTAGCCAAGAACGAACCTTGGTTTGGAATTGAACAGGAATATTTCATGATGAATCCAGACTCAACTGTTCCACTCGCATTTGATAACAATTTTCCAGAGCAGCAGGGTAATTACTATTGTGGTGTAGGTCTCAAAAATCGAGATATGGCCGAAAAACATTATCTCTACTGTCTCGAAGCCGGATTGAATATCAGCGGTATCAACGCCGAAGTCGCGCCAAGTCAATGGGAATACCAAATCGGGCCCTGTACGGGAATCGAATGCGCCGATCAACTATGGATTTCGAGGTACATTTTACAAAAAGTTGGCGAGATGTACGGCATTCCCGTAAGTTTTTGTCCAAAACCGATGCCGTATCCATGGAACGGATCCGGTCTGCATACCAATTTTAGTACGCGCGAAACGCGAAGTGAAAACGGAATCCATGTGATCGTCGATTACATGTCACGACTCCATTTGACTCATAAAGAACATTTGGAAGTATATGGAGACAACAGTCTCCGTTTATCAGGAAATTGTGAGACAAGTGATCCTTCTACTTTTTCGTGGGGGTACGGTAACCGTAGTTGCAGCATCCGCATCCCAAATCAAGTCATTCAGTCTCAATGCGGCTATTTCGAAGACCGAAGACCTGCTTCTGACGCGGATCCCTACCAAGTAACAAGTATTCTTTTTAAAACGTGTTGTTTGTAATTATTTACACTAAATAATTAATTTATTGTTTCGTTCCATTCAGAAATCCAGAATATTGGTCATTGAAATATTGCGCCGATGGGTAATCAGAAGACGAAGTTGAAACGTAAGACACTCTCGCTGTTCCATTCATAATGTACGCATTCACAATCAACCCATTCAAATTAAACGCAACATAACCAGAATTCGATAATAAATTCGACAAAGGCGTATTAAAATTCGAAGTCACTGTCATGATATTGTTTGTGGTTGAAAAGCTGTATAAAAAGTTGCTGTACACGTTATCAATCAAATCGATCGTATTTGTCAACGTCAAACTGTTCGATACTGCCGACGCATTGTAATTCATATTTCCATTGTACACGGCAGTCAACACATAACTTGTCTGTTCAAGCAATAAACTGAACGCGGCACTTCCAGCCGCTACAGGAATATTGTCGTAAAAAACAGCGCCGTTATTATAGACCGTAACGTACCCAGAATTCAAAGTCGAATCTTGTGCGACATTGACCAACAGTTGCAGAGTTTCTCCGATATTGGAATTTGATGTAGTTTTGCTAATACTAACTACCGGTGTTGCTTTGGTGACTACAATCGTTTTCGTGCCAACGATACTGTTGCCATTGACATTCAAACCAGATACAAAATTGGCAGTCACAACAACATTTCCCATATCGTACATCGTTAGAGTGATTGACGCAGAATTGTTAGTCAATGCACTGAATCCAACAGGAGCACCATTTACGTAAAATGCAAGTTGTCCTTCCGTAATCACAATAGAACGTTCATTCGTAACCGTCGCGCTGATTGTGACGCTGGTATCATACACAACAGATGTAGGCGCCGACAAAGAAATTTCGGTAATGTTCACTGGATCCTTTACAAGAACTACCGTATTCGAAATCACCTTGTAGTTGACATTTGTAACAGTGACATAGACGTTATTTGATCCTGTTTGTAAGAACGAATCGTCCAAGACGTAAACATTAAAGCCCACGCACGGGAAAGTAACAATCGGGAGATTGCTAAATTCGGTAAAGACGTTGATGGTATCTCCAACAACAGAATTTACAATTAAAACGTAATATGTTTCACCAGCTACATGTGGATGTGATACCGATAATAAAGTCGAATTGGTTAATTCCGGTTTCGTGATAATTACGTTCGTGTAGACAAACGAAGACGAATTGAAATACACGCCGATGTTGTAATAAGCATAGACTTCATATGTACCAGCTTGTAAGCCTTCAGAACCATAGACGGGGATAGTCGGTGAAACGAAAATTCCATTTCCAGATGTGTTTGCCATGTAAGATTTGTTATTGATTACAAATATGATATGATCTCCTGTGATAGTACTTAAACTAGTTTCGTTAGGAAGTGTAACAGATACAGATAGACTGAACGGCCCATTGAACACGTAATATGCATTCATCGGGTTGATGATAAGTTGGTTCTTATTCACGACTAGACCTATACGAACATTCGAATTTGTGTTTGAGTAACTCCCGTAATTGGTATTAGTAAACCCTGCATTTATATTATAGTTTCCAACCGGTAAGTCGTCCGGAAGTTGGAAATTATAGGTCGTATGTTGATCCGTGATTGTATCAGTATGTGTATCCGTGTAAGTTTTATAAATAAGTCCAGTCGAAGCATAAAAGATGTAGTATACAATGTATCCTCCATAAACACTTGAGTTGAATGTAGCTGTCAATGTGGGGGCTGTGTTCTTGTAGTAAATGTTATTTTGATCGATTGATACCGTGAACGGCACTTGTAATTGCGATACATTAAATGATACAGTGTTTGAAGACACGTTTTTGTACACCCCTGAAAACGATGCAGCGCAAGATACTGTGTAATTTCCAAGCACCAAATCTGTCATTAGCAAAATGTTATTCGAGTCGGTAATAGTCGACGAAGTGATTGTAGCCACATCGTTAACAAATGCGCAGGTTGCAGTAAAAGTCGAAGTTGCATTTGTAAATGTGAATATGGCAGATCCGCCGTTAAAAGGTTCGAGATCGGTAACTATATTCGCTGTAAACGTAACCGACGTATTGTATTGAAAATCGGATACATTTGATAGGGTAAGAGTTGGGTTAACTTGCAACATTTGCGGCGTATTTTGGACGATTACGGGGTAATCGCTTGACGTATCTGTCAATGTCGCATAAATGTAATACGGCATGTAAGCCGGTCTTAAGAAATTTCCGTTCAAGTAGCCAGGCACAGTTCCTGGAGCTGGTAAATTGGTAGTTGATATTAAGGTTCCGCTGTCAGAATCACGGTAAAAACTGATGGTTCCTGTTTTCACGTTGACAGTTGGTACGAAGGAAACAGTTGAGTCAATTTCAAATAGTGAGTTTGTTAGGTAACTGACAGTCGATGTGGGTATAGAAATGGCAAGACTTCCCAAGGCGTTTGCAACAGCGATTGAAAATGGAACCGTTACAATAGCCGATTTCGAGTAATTAACAAGATCGTTTGGTACATATTGCAATTTCAATTCATAATTCTTATTATTGCTTTGATGAATCACGCTCGGGTTAACTGTTGCTGTCCACGACAAATCGTCAGATGTTGAAACAAGACTAGCCAATTCGTTTCCAACGCTTAAAGTTTGGATGGTAGCAGGTTTACCCTGATAAACTTGTATCATATCAGCTGTTAAAGGAACAATATAACCAGCAATAAATACATGTCCAACTGGAGGTACATTATGATGAGGATCACAATCACCTGTCATAAATGCAATTCTGGCACAAACTACTGAGTTTACGGTTATTGTCATTATAAACACATTTTTAGTTACAAAATTATAATTTTGACGGTTAACATTAAAATTGATAATACTTCCAGGAGGATAATAAGTGGGGGTAGATGGTAATCCGAAAACATCCATCGGTAATCCGACATAATCAGCGAAAGAAACTGTATTGTTAGGTGGAAGATTTAATACGAAACTGTATTGTAAATTATTATAAAAAATAGTAGTGCCAGAAGATTGTCCGAAAAAATATTGATCCACATATATGTCACCATTGCCCAAATATACTGAGGATGATGTAAGTGGGAGATAACTATAAGTCATTGTACCCGCAATCCCGCTATAATCAATATTGCCATTGTCATAATGTTTGATCGTATTGGTAATCGTGAACGAATCATCGTACGTAATCAATCCAGACGCAAGTGATGTTCCAGGATACAACAAATTACTCGCAGGCGGAATTTGTGTAAGCACTTGGATACTATCCGTATCAATGACTGGTGCGTACGGGTTAACCGCCAAATTGATACTGAATGTGCTGTTTGTGTAATTAACTGTATCCTCTGGAACAAAATCGCATTGGATCGTGTACGAATCAGCTGTCAAAATCGGTAATTGTGTCGTTTTGATATTCATGATATTCGTGATTACGGTACCCACCACACTTCCATTCGCGTTATTTGAATCATAACCATTAATCAATATCAAATCCACAACTCCGTTGGAGCCTGTAACCGTAATAGTAGCTTGTCCTTGAATATCGCTCGTTGATACATACGGGTTCGTGATTGTCGCGGGTGATTCAACTTTTAGATTCAAATACGGTTGTTGTAAATAAATTGAACTTGATACAGGAGTGCCTTGTGGTGCAATGCTTGCATTAAAATTGATCGCCGGATTTGTCTGTGTAACCGTAAAACTGATATAATTGGAACCATTATTCGTGGCATCTTGGGAAGCGTATTGAGCATCAATGCCGCTAAAATACGATCGAAGTAAATAAGTTCCAACGGGCAAACCAAGATTCAAAGGATTGAATGTCCATATACCAGTTGTTGAATGTGAAGAAATGGTCAAATGATTGTTGGTGACAACGTAAGTTTTTAATACATTCGTTGACGTGCTATCAAAAATATTAAATACGATATGACCTTCGTCGTTTGCTTGTGCATACGTTTGATTGTCGGCCGATATCGCAACATTCAACGTCGTCGTGCATGTCAGAACCGAATCCATGTAATCAACGTATCCATTTGTAGTTTGTGTCATTGAGATAGAGTAACCTAATGTTTCAATTTGGAGATAGTATGATCCTGGAACATTGGAAGAATACGACAAATCAGCGCTTGCAAAATCGTTCGTGTTTAAGTAATAAAAGTAAAAAAATCCAGTATTGTATATCCCAGTTGAATTGATATTTACGGTAGCATTGAAATTTCCATTTGTGTCAACTGGAATTGTCGTGTAAACAACTGTATTATCAGCATCGTATGTCGTTTGAATTAATATGGATCCAGAATTAACTGTTGTCGTACTAGCCAAATTACCATTAATGATTAACCTATCATTCAAGAACTTGTTGATATTATTCAAAACATAATCACTCGATATACTTTGGGAGATACCATCTAGTGTCAAACTTGCCAACGTTACAGGAGCATACGAAACAGCAACATCTGCATTTGAAATATTCGATAATGTACTGCTATAATTAGGATCTGTTGAAGAAAACGTTGCCGTAACCGAGTAAGTGTTATAAGATGAGATATCTAACGTGGTTCCCACAAATGTACACTCGATACTTTGTCGAGGACTATTTACAGCTACACCCGTTCCCACTTGTTGTCCATTTATTAAGATGTTTACTGTACCGTTAATAAGCACATATTGATAATAATTTTGAAGATTTACGCTAGACAGAACATACACGTAAAATTTGTTACCATAAACAACAGACGATGTAGCAGTCAATTCAAAATCAACTTGTTGTATAAGAACATTTACATCTAGTGTTTGTGTGATTGGGCCATAACTTTCGTAAATGGTTCCTTTTGTTGTTGTAAACGTAAATATAAAATGGTAAGGAGTATTGCTTACATTCAACCCGAATTGGTGCGGACTTCCTAGATTTAGTGTGGATGTGTTATTGTCAGCACTTAACGAAATTCCAAAATTACCGAGTGTTATGCTATTGCACTTTACAACTAAATTTCCTTGTAATGGTTGAATCACGCCAGGAAAAGGTAAGATTTGTACCGTGAAACTCATGCTTTCCATAAAAGTTGGTGAAGAATTCGTCATTGATAATTGTGCGTATGAGATATATGCCGTTGAATTCGATAAATTGTAAGTGACAGTTTTAGAACTGGAATTGTAGCGAGTCAAATCGGTCGGTGTAAATTGAGCAGTAATTTGAACTACACCGATATTAATGTTATTGGAAAGAAAATTGAAAATAGGTGTTGTCACATTACCATTTGCATCGTCGGTATACGTATAACTATTCAAAAATGGCATCCAGGATGGATTTAAGGTGTTCAAATTAATATTGAAAATGACAGTTCCTGGTACGACTTTATTTAATGCTGTTCTATAACTAACAGATGCAATAATGTTTTGATATACATCAACCGATGACAGAATTTCATTTGTAGTCGAATTATTTAAAGTGAAACTAGTGATATTTGTGTTGGCGACAACAAAAGTAATATTCAGTAGAGAACTCGTGTACGTATTATAACCAGTAATCGGCGTAAAATTTCCTGAATTGTCATAGGAGCCGACAGTATATACGGTATAAAATGCGAATGTTCCAACTGAAACATTGTATGTCAACGGATTAAAAGAAAATGTATTTTGAAACGCGCCAATATTTGTCCCATTGAAAAATAACTGATACTGACCAGTTTGATACACATTATCAATCGTTTTTGAAGATGTTATCGCCGTACCTGTTAGCGTAAATGTACTCTCGATCGTTTCTGAACCAGTGTCAGAATACGAAAATGTAGTTACAACAGTATTTGGGATCGAGTGCACAGTGATAGGACTCGTTGACGCATTATTGAAATCGCCGTTTGAATTTGTCCACGTGACGACGTAATCAACCGTCGTATTAATTGCAGCGCCAATATTCTCAGGAGAAGATACCAGAATCGAATATTTATTTTGTGTAGTCGTAACAGTATAGGTCATAGGATCTACTGGATTCCCGCCAGTTGACAATGAATAGGTTCCTGTCACACCTTCATAATTTGCACCGGTTAATGTTCCCGTAATTGTAAAAGGCAAATCGTGATAAGCTTGGTATTCTGAAATATCTACGCTCAATGAAGTAGGCTGTTTCAAAATGCTAAACGTCTGTGTCTCCGAATTTGCAATCGTTACGGAAACACCTGCAACTATTGTAACCGGATTTGTTATCGTCATGGCATTGCTAATACTTGAATAGATGTTATAACTTTGAATTAAAAACTCGGGAATGGTATGTATATCTATAGACGCAACATACGTCTGCAAATCCGAAGCCAAAGTTGCTGGTTTCGTCAACACGATAGTTCCGTTATTGTCTGCGACGATAAAGTTAACACTTCCTGTTAAAAGACTAGTTAAACTGTGATCACCAATTACAGCATCCGATGATGGATACGTTTCCAATGAAATGATGCTTTCGTATGTATAGGACGAATTTAATGCGGTCAAGACCATTTGAATGGGTTCGATAACCAAACTTAAAGAAGCGCTTGGTGATGTATAGTTTATGCTAGATGTTGGAGTGAAATTTATGGTGATTGGTACAGTTCCCAATAGAGAATAATCGGATGCTTTGAAATTAAAAGTGTAAACATTTGAAATGGTATTTGAAATCGTCTTAGTCAGGGCACCTCCCGCGATAGATATAGATCCAGGAACCAAATTTGTATCCGTTACAGTCGTTACAATTCTCAAGTTGTCGTTGTATTTGTATAGCCCAGAAGAGTTCGAAAGATCTGACAATACAGAAGTAATAGATAAAGTTGTTTTACCAATCACTAATGTAGTTTTCTGAGTTGCAGCTACATTTGTGTAATTCGCGGAAGAAGACGTGTAAGCTGCGCTAATTTCGTATGTTCCAGCATCAATTTTGTTGGTTAAAGACAAAGTAGCAGAATTATTGGCAACAGGTGCATTAATTACAGGTAAACTAGTCAAAGAGCCTGTTTTTTTAATGGTAAACGCCACCGAACCAGCAACTGCGTCCATTGTTATATCAGTTGACAATTGTACATTGATTGGAGTTACAAGATTCGTTTGACCGTCGTAATCAGTTGTAACAGACGATGGGTTGCTAAAATTGATGGTAGGAGTTACGTAGGTCAAACCGGTTAAAGAAATTAAGAGATAGGGTGATAATTGTTGAGATTGTGTATGTTTAATGTTAAATGTAATGTATCCACCAGATGGAATCATCGCGTTAACTCCACTAAGTGAAACGTATTTCACGGTTGAAATAGGAGTCAATGTGCTTTGAGAAATTTGGACATTGGATTGGTTGTACACTGTAAACGTAGCATTGAAATAAAAAGATGCTGGTAATGTGTTGTACATTAACAATGCATTTATGTTCGTGTTTGTAAAATTGTAAGTACTCCCAGTATTATTGTATACCGTAAAAGCAATATTGGCTACAGCAGCTGATGCCTCTTCTAGAGATAAAAGAACAAACCCGTTCGGAAAAATATTTTTGTACGGACCCCAACTTGTTGAAGTAGCTAATGAGTTTGTTCCAGAACCGTATGGAATGTTTTTTGAAATGAAGGAGTTTAAGCAATAATTGGAACTTTGGATTGGAGTATTTGTATAATTATTTACATAACAAGCATAATGCGCAGCAGCAGTATTTCCACTAGTCGCAGACAGTAAACCACTCGTTGTACTTGTTGAGATGTTTACGTTAGACGAAAAGTCTGTTGAAGTTATAGCAAATGTATTAGGTAAGGACATTTTATATTAAGAAATTTATTTATTTTTTTATGAAATTAAAGATCTACTTTAATTTAACCTACAAATAGAACAATTTTATTTTTTGAGTTTAATTTTATTTTGAATCTTTTTTGTATCATCAATTATCAAAAGTTTACCAACATTTGTTTGTTTTACTCCACCAATCTGAAAACTTCCATCGTGTATTTTATCATGACAAGTCTGGCATACAGCAATTAAGTTATGCGGATCATTCTTATGCATAGCACCAATAAATCCGTTCGAATCCGCATTCATCTGTTGTTTGATATGATGTATCTCTTCTGCTCTCTCCTTGCAAATGGAACACACGTCGACGAAAACATCTGAAGAATATCTAGATTGTTTCATATTCACAACACTCGGTGATATATCTAACTGCTCTTTGCGAATCGAATGTGCCAATTCCAAAAAATCGTATGGCATATCCAGCGATTTACACACTTCCAATCCGTACAATGTATCCCCACACCCCTCTTTCAATACTCGATCGTATACCAATACATCACGCGACGTATCATAATGCACCGAAATGTGGAAAATTCGCAATTTTCTCAATTGTTTGATCATTTCCAACCGCGCAATCTCATGCAAATGCGTCGCAAACAAAAAAGTGGTCCCACGTTCGCTCAGCTGTTTGATACCAGCTGCCACAATTGATATGGCCGACACGCTTTCTGTCCCCGACGCCACCTCGTCCCCAATCACCAACGAATGCGACGTGCTGTACTTTAAAATACTTCTTAATTCAATCATTTCAGTCACAAATGTCGACTGTCCCTTGAACAAATTGTCGCCGCTTGGAATTCGTGTATAAAGTCGATCGCGGGGTGAAAATGCGAACGAGTCGGCTGGTACGTACATCCCAGCTTGGGCCATGATAATCGCCAATCCTACCGATTTCATGTAGCTGGATTTACCAGCTGCGTTAATGCCGTATAAGAGCATACCTTCATTCTCTAACTGGATATCGTTGGCGATGTACGGCACGTCTGTTTGAATGACTTCGATCAATGGATGACGTAAATTTTTTCCGTTGATTTTATCACCAGATTCAATGACAGGGCGACAATACTTGAACGTTTTTGCGTTTTTGGCACACGTAACATGAAAATCGATTTTTGAAATAAATGCGACAATATTTATCATATCTTCTCTAAAAGCCTGAAACGATTTCAAATCAAGTACATATCTTTCATTCACCATTTCTTTCAGTTCTATTGTCAACGAATGTATTTCTTGCTGGATGGAATCCATATTCGGAAAAGATATTTTCAAGACGGTTTTGTTTAAAGCAGAAACTGGATGTGCCGTAAACGACGTTTTTACACGTTCACAATACGTCTCGTATCGTTTTTTGGTGATTAATATTTGGTAATCTTGACGCTCGGTTTTCTCCAGTTTGAAAAAGTCTCCGCCACGATTTGCATCGTCAACGACTTTATGGAACATTTGATGCAACAAATTGATTTTTCCATCCAGATCGTCAATATCCGCATGAACACCTTTTTTGTAAAAATGAACCGAATCCAGTTTGTCCCATCGTTCATCACAATACTTCAAAATGTGTTGAATTTCAGGTACAGACCATCGAATACTTTTTGCAATCTCAATTATTTTTTGCGTGGATTGCAAACTAACAATAAATTGATTGATTTCTGTGGGTCTAGCCAACTGTAAAAGTGCACGTCGAAAAATGCGTTCGATGTCTTTGATTTCTTTTAAATGTGTTTGAAATTCGTGAATATACGGCGAAACATTTGATGTGCATTCGTACCTTTTTTCAATTTCGGTTGGGTCGCATAAAGGGTGCACGAGACAATCTCGAAAGTATCGTTTTCCGATTGCCGTTTCGCATTTATTGAGCAATTGCAAGAGACTTGTTGGTTTTTGGGAAGGCAACAAATCAAGTTGTAATGCAGACGAATGTGCCATATGAAGATGAGTATTTTTCGAAATAAAAGTTGGACGACGTAAATAAGAAACGATATTTTCATTGTGTTCGTACGCAAACTGGATGAGGTACGTCAACGATACAATCGCATCACACCTCCTTTCCAGTTCGATGTATTCGATTGGACTCAGTAAGCCTGTTTGAGGATACACTTTCTTCAAGATGGCGTTTTGGTACGAAGGACGTTGATAAGGAGACAAATCGATATGTGTTCTATCGACATATTTACCCTCAATCGGTTCTCCAATAACAACAGTTTCACGTGGTGCATACAATGTGTGTAAACGAACCATTTCTTGATCCATGGCGGTTTTGTCGCCTGTACATTCTTCGTCAAACAGAAATAGTTCGCCTGTTGTTAGATCCACGTACGATACGGACATGACGTATACCTTTTTTTGTGTCGATATGTAGACACACATCAGATAAGATGATGTCGGTGTTGTATTGTTCATGTATGTTGACGGGCTGATGATTTGTGTCACTCCTCTTTTTGGGTTTGGAGGCGGTGTGATTTGTTCGATCAGAACGATGGTGTACTGTTCTGCCAATAAAAGGTCGATGAATTTGGGGAGAGAGTAACTGGGAAATCCTGCCATTAACGGGTTTGTTCGGGAACAGGTCGCAATCGATTTATTTTTGCGAGTAGATTGTATATTCAAAATCGAACATAATTCTGTCATATTTGCGCCTTCTTTTGTCGTTTCATTTTCAACTGCATAAAATTCAAAAAATGAGCCGACTTCCATGAGAACAATGAATTTTTCAAATTTATAAGCATTGCAATAGTCAATATAATCATCGTACAACATTTGAACTTGTATTAAGGTTCAAATGTTTAAATATGCTTTTAGAATTTAGTTGTCTTCTTTGTCTTTGATTTCTTTGTCTTTGATTTCTTTGTTTTTGATTTCTTTGTTTTTGATTTCTTTTTAAACATTAAAGAACAGTTTTTAGTTTCTTTTTTGTTTTCTTTTTTATTTTCTTTTTTGTTTTCTTTTTTGTTTTCTTTTTCATGTTCATTTTCTTCCAGATCATGAACATTTACGGAAAAATCAAATTCTCGTAAAAAAAGATTGCGGAGATCTGTTTCAATCTCAAAAATACATTCAATAAAATATAGTTCGTCAGATGAATCATTTATTTCCCTGCATATTGCTTTAATGTCTTTTAAAAAAGTGTATTTGATTCCTACTTTCAAAAGATGAATAAATTTTCTAGCAACAAATATCTGAAATCTATTCGAATCTATGGGTTTTCTTCTGTTGATAAATACTGGAAACTCAATTAAATTTAATTCGGGGTACCTTTTTACTGCTTTTTTTAACGACTCTGTAATTTTCTCGATTGCTCTTGCATCTTTTTCTGTCAGATATGGAAGAATTTCTGCACCGTAACCCATACCCGATTCACCTAGAGGTAATTTAACACGACCTGACATTTATTAAATTATTTTTTTTTATTAATAAATGATGTTTGAATGGAAAAGATATATGCCATTACTACTATTTATTTTAGTAATTGTAATTGTATTGATTTACAAGTCAACTCGAAAAGTTTCAGGTTCAGGTTCTCAAAATAATCTTGAAAAGTATGTCGAACAATTACAAACTCTGAAAAAAGAAATCACGAGTAACGCGAATCCGAAATGTATGATCAACATTGATATGTACCAACAATATAAAAAGACGGCTTTATCAATCATCAATGATCCAGTCGTTAAAGCCATCATTGATAAAAAACAAGCCGACCAAAAAACCATTGACACATTCGTATCACTTTCAACCGCTCTCACACAACTGTTTGTAATTTATGACAAATTACCTTATTGTGCCGATTTGTGTTTCCAAGGAACATATAGCACTCAAATATGTATCTGCGATAATCCAGTTTTTCCTTACCCTATCATTGATCCTGTTACAGGTAAAGTGTATTGTTGGGAACAAAATTGTTCGGCAGATACTCACCAACAATTTAATGAGGGTCAAACAAAAGATCCAAGTGGGAATAGCTGTATCTGTCTTCCTGGATACGTACAAGATCCAAAAAATAAATCAAGGTGTATAGAATCTAGCAATATTAGTGCACAATTGGAAAATAAAACGCAGGAAATAAAAGATTCAGTTGACCAATTTCAAAAAAAAAAAGTTTTTTGTGATTCTGAAACATCTGACGAGCTCATAGCAGAAATGGGCAAACTTATCGTCGAAGGAGACGATTTGTTGCAAACAGGATTTGGAAATATTTCGCAACAATCAATCGATGATTATCAAGCTGAAAAAAAGATTGCAAACGGAGTTATTGTAAACTACAAATCTTTACCACAATGTTCTGATTATTGCGGCAATATTTCAAAGTATGATCCAAAACAAAATTTGTGTATCTGCAATGATCCAAACTCGACTTTTGATAACAAAAAGTGTGTTTGTAATAACGGGTTTGAATCCGGTATCAGAAATTGCGTCGCTGTAAACAATAGTAATACTCAATTGGTTAACACAAACACAAAGATACTGGCCGGTCTTCAATCTGAATTACAGAAATGTGTCAATTGTATTCCTGATGGTATTGATGCTAAACATTCGTTTCTTGATAGTGTAATAGAACAAACAGAAGGATTAAAACAAGATATCGAAAAAATCATTGGTGCTAGAAATATCCCCAACCCATCTCTACAACCTTCCTTGCAATCTCTTACAGATTTTCAAAAACAATACGAGTCAATAATGAATTTGGTTCAGACTAAAAAAGATTTGCCATCGTGTGAACTATATTGTTGGCAAGCCAGATATGATACACCAAGTCATGATTGCGTTTGCAACGTCGGACAGAAAATGGAATATGATGGTAAATTCTATTGCAACAATTGCTCTGTGAGTGACCCCAATTCACAATTGCAATTAGATCCTTTACCGACTCAAGATTTTTCACAAAATGTGTGTATTTGCAAACCAACTTTTAATATATGTGGAGACACTAAATGCGAAGATTGCAATGCAAAATTGGCTGGCGCCAATACCAATTTAAGCACCGACCAAACTAATATCAATAACTCTGTTTTATTTGATTACCCAGTCAAAGGTGAATTTGTACAAAATCAAACCCAATACTTCATTTTACCAAATAAAGATGTTTCGGGAAAAATCGAGGAAACAAAACTAACCGGAAATATGATTGAATGTATTTTACAGTTTGATGCGAATAAAAAGTACCATTTTGCATCATACGAAGATTCTGGAAATTGCAATTTTTATCTGAAAGGGGATGTTGGTGACGTAAAACAAGGAATAACAGCAATTCAACTACTACATTAACGCACGTTAAAAATTTAAAATTAAATTTTTAGCCGATTGGATTGAAAACCCTAAAACAATATTCTTCTTTGAAATAATCATCATTTTCTAGATTTTCCAATTCGAATAGTGTTCCATAATCAATCTCATTTTTATTTAGTTTAAACGGTGTTGATGCTACGATATCAAGCAAATTTTTCAATAATGTTGTATGATCCTCTCCAAACGTGTCGTCTGGAAGAGTCAATACGTAAAGCAAAGAAAACACATTAAAATAAATATCAAATGTATAGTCTGGATGGTATGGTACAGTATGATAAAATTCGTAAAAACAAAAAGTTACGGTAGGAACTCCTTCTTTCACAACAATTTGGTAGATGTCATCGTATTGTCGAATTTCAAATAAACCATCTTTAAAGAAGGGGGCGATCACAAATCCGTAAAACGTATCGAAAATGTGTAAATCTTCGATTTCGTCCAAATACAATTCGTAAAAAAAAAGTTGCATATCTTTTTTTATTTCTGTAATTGTAATTGAAAAATCATTTTTATTAGAATTTCTTCAATAACAATTCAATGAACTGGAATAATTTTTGGTTTGTTTTTGCATCTTTTACAACACGTTTGATAAGATCAGATGAAGGTACAATTTTCATTTTTAAATTTTCATACATTTCGTATAGATTCGGGTTGTCAATGTAATCCACAAACAAATCGAAATATTTAAAAATGTCTTTTGAATCCGTATCTACTATCGTATTGGTTACTATAGTTAATTCTTCTCCGAGTAGCGGGCTAATCATTTCATTTATATTTACAATTTTAAATTGCATTTAATTATTTCATGGATTTCTTTACAGATTTCTTTACAGATTTCTTTACAGATTTCTTTACAGATTTCTTTACAGATTTCTTTACAGATTTCTTTACAGATTTCTTTACAGATTTCTTTGCGGATTTCTTTACAGATTTCTTTGCGGATTTCTTTGCGGATTTCTTTACAGATTTCTTTGCGGATTTCTTTGCGGATTTCTTTGCGGACTTTGATTTCTTGAATTGTGACATTCCTGCTAAAGTTAGTGCTGCATTATCTCTTGCCATTTTTTCTAAAATTTCTGAAGCAATTCGGTCGCGCTCTTTCATTTCTTGAAGAATTCTAGCCGCTTCTTCCAAATCTGGATCTTGTGGTTTATCTATCGTGGGTAGTGGGTAAGCTTTTATCGACATTTATTTATCAATTTATTTTATTTTATAAATTCAATCATTTTTTTGATTTTCATTTTTCCCATACCCTTAATATCAAACTTCTCTCCACTCTCAATCGCTTTCAACAAAACACTCATGGAAGGATAAATTGTTGCAATATCCTGTGCAATCTTCATTGAAATTCCAGGAATCTGAGCCAATTGCATCATATAAACCATCTCCGGTGTCAAATTCGCCGACTTTTTCGTCTTCGCTTTTAATGAGCTCGCATAATCTCCATTTTCAGTATTAAAAACAGTTTTTCCCTTTTTCATGCGTTCCTGTATCTCTGTAATATACCAAACCGTTTCCACCATATTATCGGTATGAATCAAATGAAATCCATCACGATAACTCGACGAAATAATTGCACTCATCAACGATTTGTCCTTTGTAAGTTTACCCTCAATAATATACGTAATACGGTGAAAAGGATACGTGCTCTTCAAACGTTGTTTCTGTTCACGGTACCTTCCGTCATTAATACTAGCCACTAAATCGGCCACCGTTTTTCGTTCAAACACCAAATTTTCATTAGATGTCGTCAATAAAATGTCGCCGACATCCAATGAAGCAGTTTTAATAGGTATCATTTGTTTAGTGCAATATGCAATCATTCTTTGTTCCCTCGAATCAATTGTCAACACCACATCTTCATTCTCTAAAACAGAACTTTCCATTTGTTTTAAAGTTTAGTCTTTAAAACTCATAAAATTAAAATTAAATTTGTAAAGGTACGCCCGCAGATAAATAATGTCGTCACTTTTTGAATATTTCAAGTCTTTCTCCATCTGTTTGGTGACCAATGACAACTTTTGGCCATAATTCACAAAACGGTAATAATTGTTCCACAATACACAACCCCCTTTCTTAATATGAGAATCTTCTGTCGTGATTAAATTGTTCACGATTGCCCGTTTTACCATGAGAGCAATTAAATCGCCGCACTTGTCTGTATCCATTTTTTATTTGTCGTTACATTAAAAAAAATTCAATTTTAAATGCTCGTATGCTTAATAAAATGTCATTTGAATTTGATTTAATTGCAGCATGTTATTACGGAAACGATTTCAAAGTCAGAGATCTATTACGTATCACTGAACCTACAATTGACATGTTACTATCTTCTTGTTATCAAGGTTTTCATAAAGTGGTTGCTGCATTGTTAGAAGACGGAAGAGTCGATCCTACTCTTAAATTGAATCAAGCACTCATTGACACGTGTTGTCAAGGCCACGCAAATGTTCTTCAACTATTATTAGAAGACGGAAGAATCAATCCTGCTGCTCGAAAAAATCAGGCCATAATTGATGCATGTTATTTGGGTCATAATGATATCTTATGTTTATTGTTAAAAGACGGGAGAGCAGATCCAACGTGTAGAAATAATCAATGTATAGTTGATGCAAGTCATTACAATCATTTTGAAATTGTCAATACGCTAATAAAAGATGGACGTGCAAATCCTTCGGCTCGCATCAATCAAGCAATGATAGAAGCATCCTATCAAGGAAACACAGATATCGTTCGTTTATTGATGAAACATTCCGATCCATCGCAAAGAAACAATTGGGCTTTGATAGCTGCGAGTGAAAAGGGGTATATTGATATCGTGCGTTTATTGTTATCAGATGAAAAAGTAGATCCAACTGTAAATAACATTTACAACTCTTTTAGTCCTTTACGAGTATCTTGTGTCGCTGGAAATTCAGAAGTAGTCAGATGTCTTTTGGAGGATTCGCGTATCCGAAATCATCGATTATTTAATTACAGAGAATTTCTTGACATGATTAATGATTACAAACCAGATGGAACTTACAATTTAATTGTTCGAAATCTGGGAAAACAAGATTTTGATGGAATTTTAAAAGTGTTTGACGATTTCTTCTTGCACCCAGAATTAAGAGCCATTAAGGCTTTGGCGCGTATCATTCCTGGAGATGAAAATGATAATCGAAGACATAAATTGTTTACAGGGTCAATAAGAAGAATTGTGCTCCAACACTTTCTCCCCCCTTTTGCAAAAACAGATGAGCAAAAAGAGAAATTGCTTGAAAAATACATTCCAAGAAAAATATTTCTTTAAATAAATGTCCAGATTTAATGATATTCTATCTAATAATAATATCAAGTGCAATAATTATCCAGAAAAATGTATTATTGAAAATCTAACAGAACAAGATAAAAAAAAAGTTGGTGCGAGTTTAATAATATCAATATTAGATGATTTTAGCATGAATGATATCATGGAAATTCTTACGTATTCTTTGGAAAAACACTATAAATACAATGAATTAAAAAAAGTAATTTTAGCATACTATCAATATAAAATAAAGACAACTGGTTCTCCACCAGAAAATTTTGATTCTATAGAAAAAAGTAAAGAATTGTACGTTTTGCTTCTTTCTCAATTCAAAAAGAAAAAATCAAATAAAAAGAGCAAAAAGAAGTTAAGAAAAGTAGGATTAAAAGCTTGATTTGGAGACTACTCGGATTAACGAAATCTAGTGAATATCAGATCATTGGAAAAAGAAAAGAGTAAATTTTATTTTCTAGAAATAAAATGGACAAAAAAAGCAAAGCATACCAAAAAGCACTTGAAATTACAAACGAAGAATACGGCCCCAAATCATCCATTTACAGATCAAGTCGAATTGTAAAATTGTATAAGGAATTTGGTGGTAAAATAAGGTCAAATAAAAAAAGTTTAACAAGATGGTTTAAAGAAGAATGGATACAGGTAATACCTTATTTAGAGGAAGGTAAAAAAATTGAGTGTGGTGGTAGAAAAACGAGTGTTCGTAAAGGGAAAGCGTGTAGACCTCTCTATCGAGTCACAAAAGATACACCGATTACGATAGACGAATTGTTGAAAATTCATCCTAAAAAAGAGCTCATTAAAAGCGCCCGTAAAAAAGAAAAAAGTCCAAATAAGACACTTTTATGGAAAAATTTGAAATTTAGGGAATGAAATAGGTGTAAAATGAATTGTCTTGTTACGGTAAAAAGCTTACGAATTTGAACTAAAAACGGTGGACGTGCAAAACCATGGTAGATTTTTGAACTAGTCAATCTTGGCTAAACGTTGATTCTCAAATAAACTAATTTAATGGTTCCTTATTATATAAAATGATTGCATCATTTGATATTGGCAAAAAGAATTTCTCGTTTTACGTAGAAGAATTCAATTTGGAAACATTGAAAAATCTCCAAAATATTCCTAAAAAAGATCGGTATCATCCAAACGGAACATGCAAAGATGATTTCTCAAAATTACTGAGAGAAATCTATTCCAATGGTAAAAAAGTTTTATTGAAGAATGTGGACATTACAGGAGATACAGATAAAAAGAAATATTTTGATAGCGATCTCTGCCACAATTTAACTGAAATGTTGGATAAATATACAGAATACTGGGAAAAAGTAGACTATATCGTAATTGAGCAACAAATGTCTTTTGGGGTTAAAACAAACACGATGGCTCTTAAATTGGGACAACATTGTGCCTCTTATTTTATGATTCGATATGGTCGAACTAAAAAACTGATTGAATTTCCAAGTTACCACAAGACTCAAATTATGGGTTCAGAAAAGATTGAAAAGGTTACCAAAGCTGGTAAAAAGTCGTACAAAAATATTGATAAACCTGCTCGGAAAAAGTGGGCGATTGAAACGGCGTATGGCATACTGACTGAACGCGACGATTTTGATACCATCGACGAAATAACGGTATGTAAAAAGAAGGATGACTTATCTGACGTAATTGTACAGACACAAGCTTTCAAGTATCTCTATTTTGTTGATTGTTAATTTTTGCTTTTGCTCTTCTTGCTCTTGCTCTTTTTGCTTTTGTTCTTTTTGCTTTTGTTCTTTTTGCTTTTGCTCTTTTTGCTTTTGCTTTTTTTGCTCTTTTTGCTTTTGAACTGTGGGTTGTAGTAGTCGTATATGGTAGAGTTTTCACGCAAATATTTTTCTTTTTCTAATTGTTTTTGTCCAAAGACTTTATCAAGATATTGAAGCGTTTCTTTTAAATCTATTTTTTGAGATCCCATTTTATCATTTTCTTCTTTATATCTCTCCATTTCTTGATGAAGATCATCAACTTCTTGCTGTATTTTATGAAGTTCTTCTTCTAGATAACCAACTTTTTCTTTCTTTTCTTCTACTTGTTCCTTTGTAACTTTTCGTTTCTTTAAGTCCTTTACAACGTCTTTTACTTCTTTTACGTCCTTTACTGCTTTTCTTTTATGAGCAACTACATCTTCTTTGTAGTGTTTGTATCCACAGCTATCACAATACATTTTTAATTAAGACTAAAATTTTAATTATTTGTAAATTAAAATTCAAAAATTAGCAAAATAATGTCAAAAGGTAAACTACGAAAAATCACAAAATTTTTGTAGTTATGCGAAAGAAACAAATGAAGTTCTTTTTTCTGTGCATATTTTAGAATATCTCTGTATTCTCTCAAATACAATGCCGCTTCCAAATCCTTCTTATCACGAAAATGGTTAAAAACTTCTCTAATATTAAGTAAGTTGTAGGCTTTCACATGTCCAAACCTTCCCGCCATCTTTATCGCAAAATTGTTGTCTGCAGTTTGGTCCACCCTCTCATCAGCCAATAACAAACGTACAATATCTGCGAATCCATATCGACTCGCCATACGTATCGAAAAATTGTTTTCAGCGGCCGGATTTGCTCTGCCGTCTGTCAATAATAAACGGACAACCTGCGTCTGACCATAATGACATGCAAATTTGATAGAGTCGTTTTCTTCGTATAGGACACAACCTGATGTTGGGTCAACGCGGTCATCTGCTAGTAACATCTCGACGATTTCTACAAACCCTTTTTCACAGGCATAATCAAATGAAAATCGGATTGATTCTTTGGAATCTGTTTTTGTTTCCAAAAGACTTTTAACTGTATTAATTTTATTATTTTTTACAGCATTCCACAACATCATTTATTTCAAGATATTTTATCTTGAAAATATCATTTTTAACATTTTTTATTTCCTTTCATAATAAATGACAACTAAATTTTACTGTGTAAAATGCAAAAGCGCAAAAAAAACATCCGTTGTTAAACCAAAAACGTACACATTAAAAACTGGACGTATGGTACACGCCCTCAAATCAAAATGCGAAGATTGTGATACCAAACTCACAAAATTTGTCACAAAAGAAGAATACGACAAGCACAAAATGGCTCACAAATCGGCCAAGAAATCGGCCAAGAAATCAGCCAAGAAATCGGCCAAGAAATCAGCCAAGAAATCGGCCAAGAAATCGGCTCGTAAATCGGTTCATTAAAAATTTTTAAAATTTGAAAATTTTTACTTCATTTCGATATCCATCATGCCCAAATAATAAGACAAGACGTAGAGAGGACCGGTGCAAAGAGCAAAAACGACGTGCAAAACGCGGTGCTGAGGATCAGTTACCCGCATTGCCAATAGAAGCGCCCAGAAATAAAAAGTGAGCATAATAAGTGCAACGATTAATTTCGAAGATTGGTTTTTCACGTTGTCATCGTCATCAAGGTGTCTCACGGCATTTCGTACTGCCTTATTAAAAGTTTTTTGGTCTGCGCATACATTATCCATTTTTTATATAAGTAAAATAAAAAAAATTAAATAAGAATTCCAAAACCACCGTATTCGCCTATATCCCAATTCATATCACCAATCGAAAACAAGGGTTTGTAACCGGTATCAATCACATTTTTTCTAGCATATTTTTTGTATTTTTTCACATCCATGTAAGGAGGTCGAGAGTAAAGTAAATCGTATGACAGACCAAGTGATTTTAATTGTTGAATGGATAAGTCTTTGTTTATTCCTGAACCATCTCTTGCTGTAATAAAAATGACATAAACATTATTTTTTAATGCGTACTGATAAAGTTCGTGTATAGAATCAATTAATTTGTTGGTTTTTGTATTAAAAATAGTGTCATCAATATCAAAAATAGCAACATAATTATTTATTTTTTTATCACGATTGTCAATCTGATAAATTCCTTTTTGTTTGGCTAGTTGATATTTATCCATTTATTTATTATTTTTTTTTATTTGCACTTTTGTATTGATACATTTTGCATATCCGCAAAACCATTGAAAATATCGTGTCCGTTCTATCCAATAAAAATTAATTTTGACAATACGAATTATATTGTTTTAATTCGTCTGCATATTGAGGGTTTGGTGTAAATGTTTTATCACAGTTACAAAATGCATCTTGTTTAAGATCATCAAGAACACCTGTATCATCACCAAACAATGCATCTCCCATTAAACTATCCTCTACTCTGGATACTGCAATGGCACATTGGACCTCTTTTGAAGTTTGTTCGAGTTTTCCGGTCCAATTCGGCCACGGTTTTTCCCACCCCATTTGTTGTCCATTCTTTCCATCTCCGTACAAATTCATGTCTGTCGCAATTTGTACAGGATTGTTTTGCTTGAATTTTTTGTCATTTTCTTTGGGCATTTTTTTCATTTCTTTCATTTCCGCATTTTTATTGAAACCGTTGAAAATAAAAGCGTCATCTCCAATTGGGCGATTTGAATCATACACATTTCTTACCCCCCAGCTTGAACACGATGTAATGCCTTCGTAAGGGCCTACTCTTGTACAGGTACGGTCAACGTTGAAACCTTCCATGCTTTTTTTATTCATATGAATAATTAGTAATACAGTGTTGGTGATACACAGCAATAGTATTAGTATAATCACTTCCTTCATTTATTTAATAAAAATTAAATTCAATTTAATTTTGTTAGTTTTTAATTAAGCCATTTTACGAACTGACTTGCGAGCCGACTTCATCAACTTCATCGACTTCATCGATTTGCGAGCCGATTTACGGACCGATTTGCGAGCCGATTTGCGGACCGATTTGCGAGCCGATTTGCGGACCGATTTGCGAGCCGATTTACGGACCGATTTACGAGCCGATTTACGGACAGATTTACGAGCCGATTTGCGGACAGATTTACGGACCGATTTACGAGCCGATTTACGGACAGATTTACGAGCCGATTTGCGGGCAGATTTACGAGCCGATTTGCGGACCGATTTACGAGCCGATTTGCGGACCGATTTACGAGCCGATTTACGAGCCGATTTACGAGCCGATTTACGAGCCGATTTACGAGCCGATTTACGAGCCGATTTACGAGCCGATTTACGAGCCGATTTACGAGCCGATTTACGAGCCG